TCGCTGGGTTGCATTATCCGCATTTCCGCTATTGACATTTTGATTAACCGAAGATATACTGCTGGAAGGTGAAGCAGGTTCGTTACGGACGTTGTCCCTGGGGGTGTTCCCATCAGGGTCCTGCTTCCCATTTTTATTTCCGCCGCCGTTAGAATTGGAATTTCCCCCGGATTGCGAAGCCTTTAAGCGCTCTATCTGCTCATCCCGGTACTGCATAGCCGAATCATAATCGGGAAAAAGGGGCAGCTTGCTGAAATCATATACAGGATAACTACCTATTTTAGAGGCAACTGTCTCAGCGCTTTCTCCGTTATGCATCCAGAATATTATGTCCGGCTCTTTAAATTCAGCATAATCCCAGTCAGAGGGAGCAAATTCGCGGTTAAAAGCGCAGCGGGAAACCGGGATAAAGCCATGAGCAGCATACATATCCGACAATTTCCCATTAAAATTATCCAGCTTTATGCCGCCGTTTTCTATAGCGGTCAGCAGTATAGAGGATACCGCTCCTTTAGCTGAGCTTTCCGGATTCTTAAAAACCGATACTATATCCCCGTCCGGTGTAACCGCAGCCCCTACATTGCCGTTATCCCCCGTCAGCAGCAGCATATCTCCATATTCCTCTACTGTATGCTGCGCCACATATGCCCCATGCTTATTTCCCTGCTTTGCTCTTCCGATATCATTATAAAAAGAAGCCGGGCTTTCGCTCGGCTTCAATTCCACATATGTCTTTCCCTTCCGGGATAATTCCTGTTTTGTTTGTTCGCTTAGAGCCAGAACTCCAAGTCTTCCACTATCTCCTCGTCCGTAATGCCCGGAAAATGCATTCTCCACGCTTTTATAAGGTATTGCGCCTGTGGGTCGTTCTTGTACTCCGGCATCTCCTCCGGCTTCAATTTCGTTTTGCCGGTTGAAGAAAGATTGTCGTCCGTTTGATTCGTTTGATTCATATTGTAAAGATACCTCCCCATCACTTAAGGTATTGATATTTCCTCCAGAGCTTCTATTATATGATTGAACATTTAAAGGCAGAATTCCAATCCTTCTACTATCCTCTCGTCCGTCCAGTCCGGAAAATCTTTTCTCCAGCACATTATTAGTTTCTGTGCCAGCTGGTCGTCCTTGTATTCCGGCATCTCCTCCGGCTTCAGCGATTGGACGTGCTCGGTCTGCGGTATTTTGTTGACTGCCTGAGCTATCTGATTCATAATTAACACCTCTATTAATATTATAATTCCTATCCGCCCGGACGTCAATATTTGATTGCCCGTTTTGCACAGAATTAGCATTTTCCGCCGCATCCATATGCGAATTAATATAGCCTTGAAACATCTTTTCATGTTTAGCCTGCCATGAATCCACGTCCTTCTGCTCCATAAGGCCATATTTAACCAAATCGTCATTGAGCAATTTGTTAAGCTGCAATATAGCCTCAGGCTCAACAGGATTCCCTTCGGCCGCCAAACGCGAGTATTCACGCGCAACCTGCTTCGCCTGGCTCAATTCAGGCAGCGCATCCGCCTTATATGCCGCGTCCGCAAAAACCTTTTGGATATCCGTCAGCTTATTATATCTGGAAGCAGATATGCCGTTATTAACGGCTGCGGTACCTCCGCCAGCCACAGCGCCCAGCAGGCTGCCTGTGAAAAAGCCCGTCCATAAATCCTTAAGTTCAATCTGCGCATCAGGGTCCAGCCCGGTAATCTGCTTAAGCGCCGTATCGGCAGCAGTACCGTAAATTTCCTCCAAGCCTTCATCTATCCCGGATTTCAAAACGCTTTTAAGCGTGTTTTTAAGCGCGCTTTCCCCCATGTTCCTAACCGTTGTCAAACCCGCTTTGCTTCCTACGCCCCCTATAGATTCAATAGCGGTTTGGACTGCGGCGTTAGGCAAAGCATAGCCCCAGGCACTGGCGGCGTCCCCTGTCTGCTCGTAAGCCTCACCGTAAGAAGAACCAAAGCTTTCAGCCGCCTTTTCGCCCAAATATACGGCCTGTCCTACACCTGGGATAAAGGAAAGAGGCAAGGTCGCGGCAAAATTAGTTACGCTCTGGATTAGCTGATTAGTGGGCACGCCTGCAATTTCCCCGCCTTTAGTGCGCTGCAGAATCTCCGAAAGCTGCGCGTCATTTGTTTTCCTTCTGTTAAGCTCCGATACTGATTGATTGTCCCCAAAAAGGGCGGATGAGGCAATGCCTAAATCCCTCAGCGTATTTACGGCTCCGATGCGTATATTTTCACCGAGATGGCTTTTATCAGAAGCAAGGTTGTTTTCATATTGCTCAATTTTACTTGGGTCGGACAATAGCTGTTTAAAGGTCTCCCTATTTAAATCGGGCGCATAATAGGAATTCAGCAGATAGTCCTTAACAGTATTAAGCTGCGCTTTTCTTTCTCTTTCAGCCAGCTTGCTTTCAAAATAAGCTAATCTGTCTGGACTGCCAGCCAGATAATCCATTTGTTCATTAGTAAGCTTGGATGAATAACCTTTTTCGGACAAATAAGCTTTAATTTTATCGGTATTTTCACTCATTTATTATAACCTCCTAAAATAAAAGCTCAGACCGGATCTTTTATAGCCAAGGCTATAGCGTCTGCCGTATACTGCGTGCCATATTGCGAACGGTTCTTATCTATTTCCTGATACCTTTTGCTCACATTGCCCGCCATTTCGTCCGCCTTGCTTTCTGAATAGCCGCTTATTATAAAGTAATTTTTAAAATCGTTCTTTGTATATTTCGCGTTCAGCATCCCCAGATTAAATAAAGTCCCTATTCCATCATAACCTGCCTCTAACGTGGGGAAAACATATCCCAGTCCGCCTGTTCCCACATTGCTCAATGAATATTGGTCTCTTAAAAAACTCGAAAAAACATCTGACCTTCCATCTTCCTGTGCTACAGATACCAGAGAATTTAAATAGCCCAGTCTGGTATTTTCATCGTCACTCAGGGTTTTTTTAAAATCCTCTACATTAGTTCCGGAATATATGGAATCCAGCATTTCATCTATAACCGCATCCGATTCAAGCTGCAAATCTGATATATTCCCAGTCCCAGTCTGACTTCCTTGATTGGAATTTAAAAAATTCTTTTCAATATCCAGTCCGGTTAATTGTTCTAAGTTATCATAAAGCTTGCTAAACGGATTCTGTTTGCTATTGCTCTGTCCCTCTGCCGCAAGCGCGCCCGCTTGTGCGCCAAGTGCCCCGGCATTAACAATCGCATTGAGCAAACTATCATCCACCAGCGGAAAAGCACTCTGGTCCGTTTTTTCAACAGCCTGCCCCAGTTCATTGACCGTATATCCAATGCTGTCAAGGTCTTGGAGCCATTTCAGGTAATCCTGCTCATACTGCTGCAAGGCGGCAGCCTGACGCTGTTCCTCATTATTTGCCCATATGTTATAATTGTTGTTTTCAAGCGCCAGATATGAATTAGCTAAATCAGCCAGGGTTGCGTTCTGGTTAAGGTACTGGTTATAGGCAGCGTTATAAAACTCCGGCACCAATGCATTTTTCTTAGCCTCATACGCTGCAGCCGCTTCATTGGCCAAAGCCAGCGCCGTGGACGACATGCCGCCGCCAGCCGGCGCATAAGTGCCTATACTCTTATCAATGGCCGCATCCGCCTGCAAATCATACTGCTTAAAATACTCCTGAAGCGTTGGGTCGGCTGAAGGGTCATAGCTGAAACCGGCATTGTTGCGGTCGTTAAGCTGCTTTAAAAGATTCTCTATGGTCTCGCCGTATTTAAGCTGATATTCCGAAGGCGTAAAATCATATTTAGGCTGATTCTTTAAAACAGCATATTCACGCATTGCAGACTGAACCTGTTCGCTGGTAGGATATACGGAAGGGTTAGGGTTAGGGTTAGTAACAGAAGAACCGCCTGTATTGGAAACCGAATTTGACGGGGTACGGTTAAGGACTGATAAGCCCTGTGAAGCCCCCGCCGCAGCCGCACTCAAAATATTATTGCTTATTGCATCCAACGCCAAGCCATTAGTTGCAAAATCCCAATTATTATATACATTATCCGTCTTAGCTTTTGTCTTTGCATTCTTATATGGAGCAAAAAGCTCTTCCGATAATTCACTTATTTTCACCTTCCTTTTATCAGCCATCAAGAATCACCCCCGCTTGTAAGTTCTGCAATATCCTTTTGCAGCGTTTGAAGCAAGCTTTTCATGCTTTCAAGCTGCTCCAGAGTTATATTTTCAAAATAGGTCAGTTCCCTGCGCCACTGTCCTAAAGCTTCCCTAACCGTTTTATCGTCAGTGTCTGGGATTGGCAACCACATTCGTCATACCTCCCACAACATATTCCCTGCTCATTGAATATATCTGAGCTTTTCCTCTGCCCTCTATAATCAAAGACTGTATTTGACACGCGCATGTCTTAACCGGCAATCGGTAAACTGCTCTGTTATTTATATAAAAGGAACCCAGCGGCACGGCTTCTCCCAGCTGAGACCTCGCCGATACCGTTATAGGATATTTATCCTCGCCCTCTATATCCAGAATTACCGCCCGGAGCTTTTTAAGCGTTTCCTCTCCCTCTCCATATACAGCGGTTTCAAACGCCCATGAAACATCCTCGGCAGATTGTTCATCATCAAAGGAAAGCAACTGTGTTTCATTGACTGCATGCAGCTTTCCGTCATGAAAAGCAAAACTGTTAAATGCTTGTTTGTCCTCCTGAATCCATGTGCCGTTCTGCGGACAGTAGACATACAGTCTGCCCTTGACGGCAAGATAATATCTTAAGCCGTCAGTACCGGCGCAGGCATTTTCTGTAATGGATAGATTAGATATATCGGGCAGCTTATCCGAGATTCTTTGGGGAAATCCCCCTGTATATGCGTAAACTCCGTCCGGTGCCAGCCAATAAAGTACGTCTCTGCAAATAACGGCGGTATCTTTAAACAAGCAGCCTATGCCTGCTATTTTAGTTGTCCTGTAATTGCCCGTGTTGGTTCCCTGCAAAATATACATTTCTGTATTGCTGAATAATATCACGCCGCCGCTATATGTACAGCAGGCCACTAAAGGCTCGGACAGCAGAGTTTTAAAATATGAACCGGTCAGTTTAAGAGAGCCGTCCTCGTTCAGGAAATCATCAAAAACCAGAGGCGAATCCTTAGCTGAAATGCGTATGGAAGCCTTGCCCTCGCTCTGCCCCGCCAAAAGGATTCGGTCTGCAAACAGGCACATATCGTTATAATGCTCTCCGGCATTCTCCCATTCCGAGGTTTGAGCGGTCGTAAAAATATAACTTTCCCCTGAGCCGCTATATGCTTTAGCATATAGCCGCCGCCCGTTGGAAGGCAAACAAATTAAAGAATTGCCTGTTCTTTGAACGCTCGACCATACGGAAATCAGCGTACCTGTTTCTGTTTGTTCAACTGGTTGGCCTGCGGGCACAAAATCATCGGGAAACGTATATTTAATAGTAACCAGCGGCAATGTGCCCGTACCTAATTTTATGTATGTTTTTACAAATATTCCGTTTGTAGCAAAAATATTTTGCCAAGAATAGACTGTTCCCTGGCTGTCTCCGGGCTGGAGTTCGAGCTCCTGTTCTATATAGCGGCCTCCTCTTACACGCAGCGCCGGCAGCATACTGTTATCCATATTTGTGGAAGCTCTAAGCTCCCCTATTTGTATTTTAGGCAGCTGATTCAATCCGCCGAACGCTATATTTTGCCGCGCTGTGGGCAATGAATATCTTGGCCTCGGTAAAAAGCACATAATGTTTCCCCCTTACCATAGGTTTTTAAACCGTGTATCAGCTTTAATAGGCTCAGGCAGCTCGTCATGATAATACTTTGAAAGGGCTCTAACCGCTTCATTATAGGCTTCCATATAATTGATATAGCTTGACTGATTATCATCATACAAATCAATCTGGGCAGCCAAATAGTACTCATAAACTTCACTGAATTCATCGGGCAGCATCAATTCCCTTGTATCTATATCCTCAATACCAAACGATTCAGGAGCCTGGATGTATATTATAATTAGACGTCCCTTTTTAGCTGGTGCCGGCTCCAATTTAACAATCCCATCCCGCAAAATATATCCGGGTGCCTGGAACGTACCGGTTATACGAGACAAAACTGCATTATTGAACAAAACCCGGCATACCTTAGCGCAATTTTGAGGCAAGGGCAGCTCATTTTCGCCGGCTTCTATCTCATATTCAACTGAAAGCGGAAAAGCCAGCACTCGCAGAGCCAGCCTGCGCTCCAAAAGATTAATCCAATGTACCAGTTCATCTACTCCATGTGTGCTGGGCTTTAAATGCATCACCTTTTCAATAATCTGCCTAGCCGTCATTTAACCGACCTGCTCTCTTTTACATACTGATAAGCAATGTCTCCCTGCCGGTCGCTGTTCTTGAGCGCTTCAGCAACATATTGCGGAACCTGAACGTCTGTACCCCGCTTTATTAAAAACACCTTGCCGTTTACTATGACCGTTCTGGAATCGCGGCCATTTATGTGGTCGCGGGGTATGCGTATAGTTACAAGCTGATTTTCATCCGTAATTTTCCTTGCCATGACTTTTACCTCCTTTAAAATAAAAGAGCGCGGCCATCCTAGGGCCGCGCCGTATAAAATTATTCGCCGTAAGTGCTGGTGGTCTCTACACGCACCATATAAGCATCCTCAAGAATAACGGCTGTAAAGGTTCCCTTCCAGCCAATAGTGGCTCTCTGCTCCAGCGGGTCGGCTGTGCCGCCCGAACCCTTCTGCTTAATTATGGTTTCCAGGCCGCCGTTTTCCAGCTCAGTAACGCCATAAGCGTCCTTGCCGATAACCAGCGTGCTGTAAACATCCAAACCATCTACTGTACCGCCCTGACCGCAGATTACATCATTAACCGCAGCAGTGGTCGCCGTTCCCAAGGTAATAGTTGCACTGCCGGCCGCTCCCTCGTTCACCGCTGTTATAGTGTTTGCTTTACCGCCTATATAAATATCGACAGGCCCTGAAAATGCCGCGGCATCGGCGGCGCTTATCGCTTCATTGACAGCTATTGAAGTGCCGGCGCTGGAAACTGCAGTTTTCACGCTGAGGCGTCTTATGCTGCCCGCAATAGGAGATACCCGGAAAACTTTGGCCTCAGGATTTTCAATAACCCTGACACCCTGCACACGGCCTATCTCCCCTTCGTACCATTCCTTGGGATTGTAAGAATGCACGTCCTTCCATTCGGGGTCGTCCGCCAAATCCGAGCATACGTCCGGATGCATAATGGCCACATAATTGCTGCCGTCAATAGAACCCGCATACATACGGCGCAAGGTATTCTTTGCCCGTTTAATCGCTTTTACAGTCATTTTGTCATCTGCAGTCAGACTACTGCGTGTAAGCTTGTTGCCATCAGAATATTGAACGTTATCCCCCGCATTAAGTATCTCACGCGCAACAGTATCAAAGGTAAGCCCTGCCTGCTCCGCCTGATTCTCCTGCGTTTCATCTATAATGGGGTCTATAGCCGTCATTTTAAGCATATCTGAAGTAGTAACATACTGAGATGTTACGTCGGCACCAAACTTTATATAAACGAGAATCCCACAAAACTCATCCACAAACAGCACGAAGCCGACGCTCCTCTCTTCACAAGAAGAGTCGTCGGCTTCTTTTTATGCTCCTATTAGAAGGTTGCCATTGCGGTCATACATAAGGACATGACGCTTTTCAATCTGCCGCTGAAACCTCGCATAATTTTTAGACCTCTTGGAGAGTCCGTCTAGTGTATAAACAAGAACATTGTCCACTCTCCCCTGTTTTGCAGCGTCTCGCATCTGACGAAACCCGTTTGCCTCCAGACAAGGCTTTGAGTTATCAAAAGAGTCCCCTACTACCAGCCATTGCCGGCCTTCCGCATAAGCAAAGAGCTCCTGACGCATTCTTTCCAATTCGTCCCATCCGTCTACCGTACAGCAATAGATCCACGTTCGATTCAGCATGACTGTTTCGGTTCTTGGCAGGACTTCAAGCAGATCCTGCGGAAACATGGAGTCAAACAATCCAGAGAAGTTCCATTCGATTTGCAGCGATCCGTCCTTAAATACATGTATACATTTCACTGTCAGATCAGCCAATTTACGGTCCAATCTTTCAAGAGAAAGGATTTTCCCAATCAATGTCTTTTCAGACATCGCATCCGGAACCTCTGGCATACTCTGCAGCGCTTCATTTAATGCGTCTACTTGCTTCTGGCATTCTGCAACCTTTCGGTTATTCTCCGCCATTCGTGTGGTGTACTCCTGATCGTCAATCTTTCCCTCCAGAAGTTCCTCAAAGCAATCATTCCCTTCCAGAAGAAGTTTGGCGGCAATTTTCTCCTGCTGTTTTATCTTTTCCTGTATCTGTGCCCGTTCGCTTCGCATCACTTCCCTTCTTTTCTCCAGCCTCCGTTCTGAATCGAGACAAACCTGGGCGAACTGCTTTAAGGCATTCAACACAACCTCTGCCAGATCGCTTTCCATGATACGGGTTCCCTGGCAATGCAGATCATTGTCCGCCTGTCTCGCGTGGCAAATATAATAAGGGTACTTGGTCTCATGGAAATTCATTGCATAACCACAGTGACCGCATCGAATATTGCCAAGAAAAATCCTGGGGCTTGGTTCTCCCTTTTTGACCTTTGTCCTGGCTCGGGACTTTCTGATGGCAGCCGTCTTATCAAACAAAGCCTGCGTGATGATAACCGGAAACCGATTGGGAACCACAAACCATTCACTTTCTGGCTGCTTAATTAATTTCCGACTTCCGATTTTAGCGACCTTCGTCTTTCCATAAATGCACTTGCCTGTATAGCGTTCATCCTTCAAAATGTGCATAACAGATGAGCTGGTCCATCTGGTCCCCTTAGTGCTTCCTTTTTCAAACCGCGGTTTAAATCCACAAAATTTTACAAGCCATAAAAGCGGCGTCATTGTGTCTGTCCGGTTGAGCTTCTGTGCAATCTCCTTGGTAGAAGAGCCGGCTGCATACCAGCGAAATATCTTTTTTACAACTCCCGCTGCTTCCGGCTCTATCTCTAGATGGTATTTTTCAGTCGTGGACTTCAGATACCCATAAAAAGGATAACTACTATGGTATTTGCCTGCTTCAAACAGCTGTCGTTTCGACACTAAGAGCTTTCTTGACAGGTCTTTGCTATACATGTCATGCATGATATTGGTAAAACCAACTTCAATGTTCCCTGCAGTAGAAGTGATCGTGGCACTGTCGTAATTATCATTGACCGAGATTACACGTACCTGCAGAAACGGAAAGATCTGTTCCAGATAATCGCTGACCATGATATAATCCCTCCCCCAACGGGAGAAATCCTTAATCATAATGCAACTGATTTTATTCTCCTTCACCATCTGCAGGAGCTTCTGCACTCCGGGGCGGTCAAAGCTGGTACCTGAGTAACCATCGTCTACAAATTCCAATATTTTTGCGCCACTCAGATCCGGATGCTGCTCGATATAATAATCCAGTAGCTTCCGCTGGTTCGATATACTGTTGCTTTCGTCTTTCGCTTCATCCAGGTCACCATCTTCCAGTGACAGGCGAAGGTATTTTGCAATTGTGTATTCATCCGACATCATGTATCTCCGCCTCCAAATCTCCAATCTTTTGCAATAGGTCAGCAAATTCATCCCGATACTTGACCGTAATTTTCAGATTGTGGTCCTTATCAATATCGATGCGCTCCAGCAATGCCTCGCACATCTCCCGGGTTACCGTCCTTGCTCTCGTAAGGGATTTCAATATCTGGACATACGAACTAGATTTCACCATTTCCAGAATTCCTTTTCCCTCGTTCTTTTTCGCTTTTTTCAGCTGGGCACGTAAAGATTCCATCTGCTTCTCGCGTTTGGCCTTGGAAAAAAGATAATCGCTTTCACTCAATGAGCCAAGCACATAACATTCGAACGCATCTTTCAGTAAATACTCTTCCCGAGCAAGAGCTGCCTCCAGGTCATGTATGGTATCTTTTCTGCTCTTGCCGTTTGGTCCTTCCAGATGAAACAGCGAAGCACTATTTGCACGCCTCTCAATTTCCCCTGCCAGCCGTGCCTGCGACTTGATGAATTCCAAAACAACCGTTTTGATTTTATCTTCCCGCATACCAGCTTTATGGGAACAATACTTCTCGTGATGGTCCCGATAGGTAGGGCAGTGATAATACCGCATTTCTTTCCCATTGGCTAATTTGGATTTCTCCGCATATAAGGGCCTTCCGCATTCTGCGCAGTACAGGAAGCCTCTGAACAGATTCTCTGTTTTTGCCTTTTGCTTTTTGGATGACCGTTTGGACACTTTCTTTACTCCTTGCACCGAATCGAACTGCTCCTGGGTTATGATCGCTTCATTGACATTTGGCACAAAAAGCTGGTCTTTCTTATCCACCTTGCGCTTTTGGATTCCCTGATACAGCCGAGCTTCCGTTTTATGCACAACCATGTGTCCAAGATAAGCCGGATTTTCAAGTATCCGATAGACCGCCACCGACGTCCAATGATTCTCCGGCATTGGTTTCTTCCGGATCCCAACTTTGATTGCGTATTGCCTTGGCGTCAAATACCCTTTTTCGTCCAACAGGCGGGCAATAGCACGTACCGGCATTCTCTGTTGCCGAAGGTTAAAAATTTCTCTCACCACATCTGCCGTTTCCGGATTGATCACATATGGATGCTTTTTGTCTCCTGATAGCAGATAGCCGTAAGGAGCGTATTTTACATTGAATTCGCCGTTTGCACGCTTTGCGTCAAACGCGGAGCAGATACGCTTGGATTTATCCTTTGCGTAGGCTTCGTTCATCAGATTCTTCAGGTTGACCATCAGCGTATCTCTGGCATTCGGCCTGATGTTATCGAAATCTTCGAGGACGGATATGAACCGCGTTCCCATAAAAGGAAATATTTTTTCGATGTATTCTCCGGTCTGTACATAGTCCCTGCCAAACCGGGACAGGTCTTTTACCAGAATGCAGTTGATGGCACCATGACGCAGATCATCCATCATCATAGAAAAACCAGGACGATCAAACTTCGTCCCGGTCTCACCGTTGTCTCTGTATATTTTCGTCAATATGAGTTCGGGATGCTGTTCCAGATACCGCATCAAAAACTGTTCCTGATGAAGCAGGCTCTCGCTTTCTTTTCCAAGGCCCCCATCTTCCACAGACAGGCGAACATACACTCCTGTCAGATAGACTTTCGCAATATTCGGATTTCCTGCCACAGGATTAGGAGCTTCGTTTGTTCTCTGCTGGTTCCAGTTCATGTTCTGCCTCCTTCGTCTTAAAATTATCGATATACTCTTTTGCGATATCAAACTGGTTCTGATAGGCAAACCGTACCGTAATGTTCTTTCCTTCCCCTACTTCGACCCGTTCAATCAAAGAAAGCAGAAGGGGGCGGTTCAGGTTTTTAATGCCGCGGTTTTTCTTGAACAACCGGACCCACTCATTGCGTGAGGCGCCGGCTGTGAGAACCGCCTGCAGCTCTTCCCGTCGTTTAGAAATCGCCGCTTCCAGGTCGTCGCACTTTTTAGAATAGATTTCCGTATACTCCAGATACGTCTTCTGATCAATGATTTTTTCGCCATACTTCTCAAACACCATCCGCTTAAACCGCCGGTTCTTCTCCAGTTCTGCTTCCAACGCTTTGATATGACGGTCAATCGTCCGGGAAGCTCCCTGCCTTTCCGGTAAGGTATCCAGATAATGCAGCATGTCGTCTATCTCTACGACAGCTTCCACATGGTTTCTGATAACCGGAAGAAGGATTTTCAGAATCGTATCTTCGCTGATGTTGTGAGGGGTACATTCGTTCTTGTCTTTCCGGTTGGACGCACAGTTGTAGTAAACATACTTTTTTCCCTTGCTGTAGACATTCCGCCGGACCATAGCCTGGTGACAATCGGCGCAAAAGAGAATACCATTCAGAAGATAACTGGTTTCTGCCTGAGGATTCCGTCTCATTTCCACGTCCATAGTCCGTTGAATCGTATCAAACTCCACCTTGGAAAGAATCGCTTCATGGGCATTTTCATATTGGCTCCAGCTATCCTTGGCAGCCAGAAACGGACGCTTGACCTTATAATTGGGCCGGTAAGTCTTCCCAAGCTCCAGGCAGCCTGTGTAAACACGATTGCGCAGGATCCTGCTGACCGCCATTTTAGTCCATTTGCAGACAACTTTTTTTCGTGGCCCGCATTTATAGTTCGGACTAATGCTTCTCTTATATTCCGCCGGACACAAAACCTGCTGTTCGTTCAGCTTGTCCGCGATCTGTTGAAGACTCAGCCCAAACAGCTTGGCGGCAGCGATGCTCTGAATCACACCGGCGACATTCTCATCCACCAGCAACTTTTTGGAGCCTTTCTCTCTCCTGTAGCCGTAAACGGCAAAGGCACAGGTCGGCATTCCATTGCGCTTCTTGTAATCATAGAAGCTCCTCATTTTAATGGATACATCCCGGCTGTATGCGTCGTTAAAGAGATTTTTAATGGGGACGTACAGATTGTTGGTCTGATAGTCCGCTTTCAGGCTGTCGTAATTATCGTTGATGGCAATAAACCGCACGTTCAGGAAAGGAAATATCTGTTGAAGGTATTTCCCTGATTCCACGAAATTTCGTGCAAACCGGGACAGATCCTTGACGATAACGCAGTTTACCTTTCCGTCGCGGATGAGCTCCATCATTTCCTGAAACCCTGGACGGTCAAAATTCACTCCGGAATATCCATCGTCAACCTTCTCTCCAATCAGCTTAATATCCGCCTGCCGTTTGACATAATCTTCTATCAATATCCGTTGATTTCGGATGCTGTTGCTTTCTGCTTCGTCGCCATCTTCCTTTGACAGGCGCAGGTAGGCAATCGCTTTGTAAAGCACCTTCAAACTCATAAACTCTCCTTTCCGGCACCTTACAGCTACATTGCCAGGCGCCTATATCAATGAATTAAAATAGTCTTCCAGGCAGTCCTCCAGCGTCCTGTCCGTTTCTGAAAAGGATACGCGGACGATATGGCTACCGCAGCGAAACCGATATGGGTTTTTAATCTGTTCCAGGAATGAACGGAGTTTTTCTTCTTTTGAACTTTTGGGATCAATCCTAACGTCTCGTATATCCGCAAGTTCCTCCGTATCAGTGACTGGAACCTCTTGATGATTCATCTTATCCAGGTCGTCATTGGCAACTTTACGCATAACAACCTCCTTTTGCCGGGCCTTGCCCAGCGATACATTAATGCATTAAACTCCTCCTTTTTCTTTCCATAAAATACACCGACAATATGTGCCGGAAACCATTCTATTTCAAGAAAAAAGATGCCCAGCAAGTCTTGCCGGGCACCTCTCTTATTTCTCATATTCCTTAAACTTTTCAAAAATTGCCTGTAACACTTTATCCATTTCATTCGGTTCTGTCGTTGCCTCTGCGGACAACACTTTGATGTTTTCTTTTCTCATGTCATCCTCAAATTTAATAAGGCTGTCGTAATCCCGGGTGAAACGGTCCATACTACAGGTCACGATCATTGTAGCTTCCCTCTGTTTCGCTTCTTCAGCAAGAGGAGGGAGAAAAGAAATCGCTTTTTCTCCACCGCCTACACAAGTCTTTGTCCCGACGATTTCATAGCCTTTCTGACGGCAGAACTCCTCGACTGCCTGCAGTTGAAGGTCCAAACTTGCCTCCGCCATCTGCCCTATGTTGCCGACTCTTGCATACATCAACACCTTTTCTGACATTAAAATTTCCTCCTTTTCTTGCACTTTGAGGCATCAGCAATATGTGCTAACGCCCTTGTTATCTCTGATCTCCTCTCAGGATGTTTTGAGGCCATCTATCTCTTCTTTTACTGCGAAAATCATTTTTATATTTGTTCCTTCCACCTTTTTCCCCAATCTTAGGGCATTGGCCGTAGCCTCTTTTGGTGTTCGCCATATCGCCGGCTATAAGCCGTTCCCTTTGTTTGGTTTCTCCGGCAAAGGGATTCAGGAAAGGGGGCTCCGTTTCGCCTCTGCTTACAACGGGGACCGTTCCGATCACCCCATACCTGTTCTGGCGCAAAAGCTGTCTGATATCCGGCTCCCGGCTCTTTACGTCTTTCTCAGACAACTGCTCCTTATTGCCGACCCTTAAATACAAGACAGCTTTGAAAACCTTTTTCTCCATGGTGATACCTCCCGTCAGTTTGATGTTCCCGAGTCCAAATACAGTAAATGTGTTGCCAGCATTTGGTACTGATACGGCGGCTCCGCATTTTCAGGCCATCGGTATTGCTTGTCCGGTATGACAAGCCGCAGTACCGGTTCTCCCATAGAATCCGTCATCTGACGAATCTGAACATCGTAGTTTTTAAGCAATCCCTTTACCAGATCTCCATTTCGGAAAATTTCTCCAGCCTGGACCCGGTATCCCATCGTATTGAGGAGATAACCGATATTCCTCGGACCGTAATCAATCACAACCTGAAATTCCAAATGCCCATAACGGTTCATACCATGGGTATGGGCATCGCAGATATATTCGGGAAATGATTTCTCTACCCTCCCCTCACGAATGCAGGGCGCACTGTTGGAAACATAATGAATCTCCCAATCCTGTCTTTCTCTATCCATATATAACCTCCTCAAATAAGGCAAGCTGAACAATGCGGTCAGCTTCCAAAGCATCAATTTCTCCGGTATCTATCCCCTGTCCACAGATCACAGCTGAATGTTCCTGCAGGTATTTCTGGAGTCCGGATAACAACTTTTCCCGCGTCAGCTCGTATCGTTTCCCATCTTCCATATCATGGAGAATAAGGATGCCTCCCCGGCTGATCTGGTCGCTCGTATATTTGCCAAGATATTCTCCAACTACTTCCACCTTGGAATACCAGTGGGTAATCCCGCCATCAAGGGCCATTGACAGGATAACGTCGATATCCTCGTCCGTTATCTCTAATTTATTGACGATATCCAACTCATAGCCGTTTTGTTTCCTTGGAATTTCAGAACTGGAGGCAAGCAGCCTGACCGCATACCATTCTTCCACCGGTTTTTCCTCTTCAAAGATGTCCGCCAGCGCCTCTTCCCGGCCGCAATCCGAACAGATATACACATCCCAATGTCGGCTTAATGCGTTTTCGCCATTGTCGTTCTCCATTTCTCCGCCGCAGCGTGGGCACGGTGGTTTCAGAACACCGCTGTTCTGTATCACCCTGTAAGCCCTCAAATATTCTCTGATATCCATTTTATACGTTCCTTTCAATCGCCATTTTCCAGGTTCAGATAAGTCGGTGAGATCTCATCATCAGTCACAACCGAAAAATACTTTTGAAAGATCTCATCCAGTTTTTCTTCCGTCAGCCGTAAATCGGTTTCACTCATCCGCCATGGATAGGAGGGCATATACAAAAGATAATTCCATGCGTTAAGATCATCGCAGGGAACTAAATCGATTCCCTCCGCTTCTTTAATCACCAGCCGCATTAGTGATGCTAATTGGTAATCATACTCTGTGTCGTATCCCAGATAATCCTCCATCGTCAGTTCTGAGATTTCCTGTTCTTCGAAATAGGCATCCATTTCTGCCTTCAGCTTTGGCGCCATACTTACCAGTTCGCCCAGACTTTCTTCTGATTTGATCTGCAGATTATCCGTGCGGATTCCATATCCGTAATCGTTCCAGTTAGAAATTGACATTTTTTCTCTCTCCTTTTTCTATAGAACTCATATATCGCTGTTTACGGAATCCAGAAGCGAAGAAACAGACCAGCCACAGATGGCAATCAACAAGTCATCCATGCTGCCGTCTAAAATCGCTTTTGCGGCATAATATCCAATCTTTTCTGGTGATTCATCGTCCGTTTCCACCTGTTCCGTGATCCGCCTGCCGAACGCTTCCGCTTTTTGGGGGTTCTGTAAAACCGCAAGCAACGCTTCCCTTTTTTCTGGAGCGAGATCCTCCTTCTCTGTTCCTTCACTATCCTTCTGCCTTTTGATGTTTTCGCTCAGATTTTCTATCGCTTCTGTAAGTTTGGGAAGCTGATACTCAAAAAAATTTTTTCCATACACTGTCTCATGTAATTGAAGTCCCATAACAAAATCCTCCTATTTTTTAATAACAGTACCTTTCCCAAAGGAATTCCTTATGCAATTTGCTTCACTGTATCCGTCCAGAACGAACTACAGATTCCATAAACATTTGCCACGCTATAGCCTCTGCCGCCGTCCGGCCATGCTGAGCTGATAAACTTCAACGGGAGCACTACGTCCTTTTCCAGTTCAATTTCCAGAACCGAACCGGCCCCAGACCAGTTATCGTACAACCCACAGGCCGTATCTTTGGAAAGAACCATATGCCTTAAGTGCTTTCGTTTCTGCACGGCGCTGTACTTTCCGGTCTTTATTTCATCTTTTTCACTTTCAGCTATGGCCTCCTGCAGTTTGAATAACTCTTTTACGGTCATTTTCACAAAGAAGGTCAAAGCATTCATATGGCTGGAGCAGTTGAGCACTTCCGTCCGCAGGCTTTCCAGCAATTTGCTGTCACCAAAAATCTGTTTCTTCATCGCCATGCTTAACTGTTTCTTCAAATACCCCTGCTGCCTGGCAAGCCATAGGATGGACGCTTCCTCGGGAATCCCTTCTTCGTAACGCCCGTCATAGTGCGGATACACATCATTAAGAACATAGTCGTAATTGCCGTCACCGGTATCAACAATGATATCAACACATACTTCCTGTTCCAGATAATGGTCCGAAGGCAGCTCTACAGAAAGGTTTTTCCGGATCCACTCCTCAATAAATTCCTCGTTCTCTTCATAGGAATGGCATTTGGAACACCAATTCTTCCGCACTGCGGCAATTACGTTGTCCTCTTCGTCCCATACCGACTCCCGATACCACTCGTCAAGCGATTCCCAGAATGCGTCCCACGGTTTTTCCGATCGGCACCATTGAATAATGATATCTGTTCCGGCCTCGTCCCGGTAATCGGCATAAATTTCCGTCACAAAGCATTCCTCTTCATCCCGGTAACTGCAGTAGGTATGCTGTCTGATCAAGCGCTTAATCTCAGAAATCACTTTCTCTTCCGTTGATTCCACCATTTTACCTCCTGTTTCATGTTCTCCGTATTAGCACGCTCCGGATATCCGCAGGGTGCGTTTCGCCTTATCGTTTCTCTGGAATTACTGCATACGAGACCATTTGGACCTTCTTGATGAATGGATTGGCCTCTATGGTTGCAAGAATGTCTAAATCCGCATTCTTTTCCAGGCAGATATGGACACCGGGATAGTTTCTATCCTTTTTCGGAACCGTAATGATTGACCCGATAGGAGTAGATACCGTCAGCCGCTCAGATATGCAGTTCAGCATATCCAGGGTATTTTTCAATTCTCTGACAGCACCTTCCCAGGTCTGCACATCGCCATCCGGCCAGTTATAACCATTCTCCCATGGGATCTTTCCCTTTTTCATGTCCAACGACTTCTGGTACCAGTCCTTTCTGGCATAAAGGGATCTTCTGAATTCTTCCTTTGTCATCTTCTCACGCTCCTAGATTTCCATGAATTGAATACTCGTGCATTCTGGCGGTATTTCACATAGGATAAATTTCTCTCCGTCTGTCACGATTGCTACTCGCAGTATCCCGTCCACTGCATGAAGCTTTAACAGATGCAGATCTTCAAAATTACACCACCAATACTCTTTGCACATTTGCACCTCTTTCGCCAGCTGCCTCGTTAAAGAAGAAATTTTCATGCCTAGCTGCGGAGATATTCCAAGCACTCTCCGGTATTCCGGAACATCATAAACCCTTTTGGACAGCAGAGTCTGGACGCCCTCCTTGCTATGAGAGATGAATGGCCACAGAAGCTCTTCCTGGAACCGCTGAATAAACTCCAGTTCTTCCCTGTCAGTGACTTTGCGGTTGCAATCCTTTCGAGCTTCCTCCAGTTTCCCGCCAGAGGAAAACTCCAAAGAAATAAATGGAGTATCCGGTTCCGATGCTTTCCGCATTGCGAAAAGATAATCCTTCCCCTTGGCATAGCGGTCAATGGCATAATAGGCAATTGCATGGTGCAACAGCTCCCCCTCCCGTTCGATTTCAGCCATATCTTGAAACGGGCGGATCAAATAGTTCTCTCCTTCCAGTCTCAGATTCTGATGCGCTTTTGTAAGCTCATCAACCTTTTTCCGTTCTTCATCCATGTCTTTGAATCTCATTTGAATTCCTCCTTTGCTTTTTAATGGATGCGCAGGAAGAATAGCTAGAGTGGATTTATATTGCAAGAAAAAAATGGAGCAACAAGACTGTTGCTCCATTTTTTCATCTCTTTAAAGATCCCGTTTAAGCATTTGCATCTTCGCCCTTTTCTCCATATTATATTTTCCGGTGTCTGTAAAGATCTTTTCTGGAATACTTATTCCTGCTGCAATTCCAGCAGCAATCCATATCCCGATCTGCGTATTCATTGAGGCAGCCTGTACAGCCAATGCCGTCCGCAGTCAGATCAAAGTTATCCGCAAGGACCGGCGGCAAAGGGGATGCATATTCTATGTACCCCCATGCCTTCCGGTCAATTTCCTCACAGTAGGTTGAGAAACTGTAATTGTGAACCTCTAAGACCTCATTTCCCTGTAGTTCCGGATAAGTACCTAGAGCAATCGGTCTCCCTATTCTGTAATATCGCACTCTCATTCCTCCTCGTAGTGAATGGGTTCGACAAATCCCCCGGTGTAGCCTAAGAGCCTTATTCTATTGCTTTTCTACTACAAACTTTCCGCCGCAAATGCGGCATCTAAACTGCTCAGGGTGCAGAACGACCTTGCTGGCCTTTTGCCTGTAAACAGAACTGCCGCATTTGGTACAGGTGATTTTATAGTTCTTATGGTACGTTCTTGCAGTCTTTTCAAAGCCTTTTTCCTCTTCGGTAGTAGCACGCTTTATATGATACTGCGGATAAGCCCGGTTTACTTTTTCTGCCAGCGCTTTCCACTTTCCCGTATGCTTTAAGCAGCCTTCTACCGTGTGAAGCAATTCATGGATAATGGTGTCCTTTGCCGCAGTGTCTGAAACCTGGTCGGCCAGAAGCCGGACTGAGATATTGATGTCAAATACGTCCGAAGAAACTACCTTGCATTGTCCCCACCGGCGTTGTGACCGGGTATTGACCGTCCAATTCCTGACGGTACGGTATTCAATGCCAAGCGCGTCCAGCTCCTCTTTACACTCCCGTACAAGTTTCAATAAATCCTTCATTTTTCAATCACCATCCTCTTCCGCAAATAGGTCATTGAGATAACCGTATCCAAGTTCCGTAAGATCCTCTGCGGTCAATCCCATCTCGGAGAGCCATACGGCACACTCGCTTTCCGAGCAGCGCCCCTCCAGTTCATCATCAATGATGTTCTTAAGCACGTCTGTATAATCTCTGTTCCTGTTCAAATCGTCAATCCTCCTGTAACTTTTTCTGTAGCCTAAAAACCGTTCCATATGAGGCGCCCATTTAAGGCAAAACACTCTGCATCGTTGCAATCCTGCGGTGTCAGTTCTCTCAGGCGTTTCCTGCTGCGTGAAATAAACAATTCGGAATTCACGGGAGGTTTGGGAGAGTTGTCCCGAAGCAGATTATCCACCTCCACCAGCCTTTGATAGCTTTCCTGCTCGTGCAGTTTCAAATACTGAAAAAAATAGTTTCTGTGAAAAGGACAAAAACAGCAGGCGGACGCTTTTGTATCCAGCCCCCATACATCTTTGATGTAAGCGTAGTTGTTTCTGCGCTCCAGTTGCATGTCCACCAAAGGAAACCTGTTGACAAACATGGGGTTGGGATTCTCTTTGCAGCGCTGCTTCTCCTCCGCGCTAAATCCCATGTGCATTTCATGGGCCTTCTTATCCTCCTCTTTCAGCCTTTGCCCTTTCCTGTAGCCCAAGAGTTCCCAGCGCACATATTTGGAGATCAAACCAACCTTGTAATCCAGCGTGCAGTTCCTCGGCATCTTGGATTTATGCCCATCATCGCTCAATGTCCACCATGGAATACTGACAACCCGCCGTTTTCCAAAATCCCTCATCAGGTCCTGGTATAGCGGGGCGTCAAGGCTGGTATAAAAAATCCCTACAGAACGGCACTTTTGCCCTACAAAATCTGCCTGCGCCTGTACCCATGGCGGCTCAAAGCCAAGGTCACAGATAATCACCGCGTCATAAACCGGAACTTTGGGGAACGGGACCGGCCGCCCTAATGTTTGTGCAATCGCATTGTCACAGCTCATGAGCGCCAATGCAGTCGACTGCATGCCTGCGCCAAAGGATAAAATCTTCATCGTCCCAGCCCCCTTCCTTTTTTCATTCGTTCCTCCCAAAATGGGATATAGGCAAAGGGGATGTCGTACCAGTACCCTTCTCCCGCAATATTGGAACGAAATACTTCCGGCATTCCTTTTAAGCCGTTCCTCTGGATATAGTCCTGGATAATCTCTTTGGTTTTTCTGGTGACCCGCACATATAGATCGCTGTAGTGATTTCCTATATCTGTCTGCGGGACTCCTTGGTCAAGCAACGTCTGGTATAATGATTTTTCTTCCAT